TTCGGCGGCCGAGGCGGGCCCGACCGAGAAGTCGCGGCACGCCCGACCTGGGCGCGTGGTGGACGGCCGGAGGCTCGATCGTTTGGAAGAACGATGCGTGCGGCGGCGGCGGGGCCGCCGCGCACGGGAGCGCGGCAATGGCCGGGCTGGCGGCCGGGGTGCGGGGCATGGCGACCGTTCGGGGCGCTGGGCATTGACCGCCGGGGCAGTCGCCGGCGTGCAGCTCGGCGGCCGCCGCGAAGGCGACGATCGCTGTCAAAGCGATGGCGGTGGACGTCCTGAAGCGCATGAAACACTCCTTGAAGGTGGAAAATTGGAAGCTGCCGCCGTTGTCATGCGCTCGGCTTCCGGCGAACGGCAAGGAGCCATGGCCTTGTTATCGGCCTGCCCGCGACCGCCTCGGTCGTCCTAGGGGTCGCCGATCGCGGGCGGCGAGGGACGGCGGCTTCGCCCTTCAACGGCGAATGCAACCCCTAGCGTCTGATCGGACAAATCGGGCCGACGCAACTCGGCCCGCCCGGAAATCTCGGGCCGGCCGGCGGCGGCGAGATCAATCTCGTCACGTCATCCGTCGACGCCGCCGCCGGCAGATCGCTTCGGTGGTACAACTCGCCAGCCATCGGCGTGGAGACGACCACAAACGACTGCTGCCGGCCCCAGGGCCATTCGTCGACGCGGACGGTCAGCCACGGCCCCCGCGGCGGGTCGCACCGGACGCCGACGACGAGCGGCTGCCCTGAGCCGATCGCGACGTAGCGGGCGTCATGATAATTTTCGAGCGGCCAGACGGCGAACAGAGCCAGGGCGGCGAGCGCGCTCATAGGCCGCGAAACAACCCGATGACTTTGATCGCGATCGTGAACACCAACCCCCACGGGACCGCGTTCGCTTTCTCGCCGGCGGCGGTCATGGCCGGCCCGAGCCAGGCGCTCGCCGCGGCGAACGCGGCGTCGACGTCCTCGTCGGTCGGCGGAGTGGGCAGGCCCGGCCCGTCGCCGGCGAGCGGGAGGGCGAAGCCTTTGCCGTAGATAAAGCCGGCGACGTTGAACGCCGCGAGCGCGGCGGCGTCGCGCTCGATCGGTTTGCCGCGATACGCGTCGAGCACCAGCATCAACGCGGACTTGTCGAGTTCGTCGGGGAACTGAGTCCAAAGCATGAGGTTCTCCAAAGTGGAACGAAACGGTCACTTGCTTCGATCGTCGGGCAGCGCGAATTCGACGCGCAGCTCGCTCACGAAAGGGCTCCAATCAAGAAATCGTCGGATCGCTCTTCGGGTCGGTCGTCACGACCAGCGGCACCCAGACTCCGCCGTAGGCGTTCATGTCGCCCGCGGTGAAGTAGCTTTCGGGCATCCAGCAGTAGCCCCCGTCGGCCCAGTCCGGGCCCCAGGAGTTTTTGGAACCGACGTAGAGCCGACCGCCAATGCGCCGGATCGCCGCCGCGGCCATGGCGTGCCCGCCGCCGCCGCCGGACCGATCTGGAATGACGCCGCCCGGGCCGGGCGAAAACCTCTGACCCAGCGAAATGCCGAACGAGATCGGGAAGGCGAGCGAGATGAGCGTCAGCATCTCGTCGAACGTTTTGACGAGCAGCCACTCGGCGACCTTGTACAGTTCGGCTTCCTTGTCGGCGGCGGCGCGGTTGGCCCAGGAGCGGCGATAAATCTGTCCGCGGCCGACGAGGTTCTCGGAGCAGACGCCGCGCTCGGTCACCTCGCGGAGCGTCTCGTCGAGACGAGCCCCGTTGTCGCCGCGGTTCTTGTCGGCGATGATGTTGCCGTAGACGTAGGTCGGCGACAGGCGCAGCGACTTGGCGCCGCCGAGGTGGTACGCCAACGAGACGGCGGCGACGGCGCCATGACCGGCGCACGAGTTGTACGGGTTCTGATTCCAAACCTGCGGGTCGAGCTCCCACAGATTGATGTCACGGATGTCGCTGCGCGGGATCAGGGGAAAGCCGAGCGACGCCGCGAGCGGGGCGTCCGCCGCGGGAGCCCCGGGCATGAGACCCGTGCGATACTCGGCCCCCTGATCGTCCGAGAAAAAGTCGGTCCCCGTCGCCGGGTCGAAATGCAATCGCATCTATTCACCGCTCGCTTTCAGAGTCGCGGCGACGACCGCGTCGACGGTCGTCGGCAGGGGAAGGATTTGGCGGATCCGGCCGGACGACGTCTCGGCCAGCACGAGCGCCGGCAGCTCGATCTTGGCGGCGACAACCTTCGGGAGCAGGTCGCGACCGGTGCCGACGTCCTTGTCGTACACACGCATCTGATGACCTTTGCCGGCGAGCTGATCGCGCAGGGCCTTCGAGCCGACGATCGCGGCCACGCCGGCGGTGCGCTGCGCCGACTCCTCGAGCACGATCGCCGTCAGCTTCGCCGGCGTCGGGGGCGGCGTGGGCTCGGGCTTGGGATCGGGAATCGGGATCGGCGGCGGCGTAGGCTTGCCGTCGCCGATCGTGATCCAGCAGACCGCCAGATCGCTGGCGACGTCGCCCTTGGCATTCCAGGCTTCGACCTTGTAGACGCCGGCCGGGCCGGTGACGACCTTGCCCTTGAGCTGAGCGATCAACTCGGGCGGCAGCAACAGATCGAGTCGCACCTCTTGAAGGGCGGGATCGATTCGCCAACGCGGCACGCCGCCGTCGATGGCCGATGGGGCGATGATGATCCAGGTGCCCGGCGCTCCCCTCACCTCGACCGGGAGGGTGACGGATTGAGCGGACGACGCGGGCGCCACGGTCAGCAGCAGCAGCAGGACGGCGGGTCGCACCGGGGCCTCCTCGGGTTGGTGGCGATCACTTCAGATTCTTGCGGATCTCCGCGGTCAGATCTTTGACCGCCTGGGTTTGCTCGAGGGCGGCGTCGCGAAGGTCTCGGATCCCCTGCCACATCTTGCCGTCGCGCTCGCGCTGACCGGTACGCTCGTCTTTCGCGTCGTCCCGGTGGTCCGCGTGCATGCGCGAGAATGTCTCAATAGTCAGCTTGTGCTTGCGCTCGTCGGCCTCGGCCTGGACCCTGGCAACCCGCTCGTAGGTGTCGGTCCGGGCCTTGTCCGCGGCGACGAAGTCGGAGCGGACAACCCACAGCGTCGCGACGAAAACAACGAGGAACACGCAGATGATGACGGCGGCTGGGCCGTAATCGGAGAGTATCTGCGAGCCGCGACCGACGATCTCGACCAGCTCGGCCGCCTCCGCGACGCCGGCGGCGCGAGGTTTCTGGGGGTGGGCCTCGCCATCGCGGACAATCGAATCGGCACTCATTGTCGCCCTCCAGAATGACGCCGATGGTAAACGATTGACCATTGGACGCATAACGCGCGCCGCTCGATGATCTGACCTGGAATCGAGACCACCGGCGCCGCCTTGCTCACGTGTCAATCAGATGCCGCGAGCAGACCCAACCGAACGTTTCCTCCGCCGAGCGGATGAACTCCCAGTATCCTCCCACCGAGGTACCGACGACGCTTCTTCCGCCGATGCCCGAGTCGCATAGTTCAGTGTAGAGCCGATTGACGCCGTTGATGTTATCGGTCCCGTCCGGAAGGACTTCGACATACGTGCCGAGTGTGTAATCGGAAAACACGGCCACGAGCACGCGGTCGTTGACCTCGCAGTCCGCCCAGGCCGGGAGAGTTATGGTGAGGCTGCTCCCGCTCGACGGCCGCGCCGGAATCGCCTCCCATACGTTCGCCGTGTAGTTGCTGGTTTGTACCGATGTCCAGGTGTAGTCGCTTTTGGGCGGGTTGAACTGAATCCGCGACGACGCCCAGCCGACATCGTCATCCCCAGACCAAATGAACTCGACGTAACCTGCACCCCAGTAAGCCGCCGGGCTGCCGCTCCTGTCGATTTTGTCTGCACCGACGCCTGTCACATTGACATTTGGCAGCGTCGGATCGACATCGAATAGTAACTCCACGAGTACCCGGTCGTTGATCTCGTGCTCTTCGGGGAGGGTGATTGTAAACGGCGCCGACCCGTCCGAAGTATCGACTGGAATCGCCTCCCAGACGTTCGCCGTGTAGTCGCTGTTTTTCACCGATGTCCAGGTGTAGAGCGACTTCGCCGGCGGGTCCGCGACAACGTTGCACGCGCCGTCAGCGCCCGCGCCGATGACGCGAAAGCCGAGCCGATTTTTGCGTAAATACCACGTTCCATTCTTCGCGCCCCAGCGTTCGCCGTGAGCGGGGGCGGCGCCGTTGGTCGGGTGATACGCCGCAATCGCCGGGAGCGTTGTCGTCGCCTGCCCGTACTCGCCCGGGCCGATCGGCTGGCCGTTGTTAAACAGCACGATGCCCGAGCCAGACGTCGGCTTGCCGACGTCCAAAAGGCCCGTGTAGCCGTCGAGAGCTTGAGCCTCGAGTACGGCGTAGGGCGGCGCCACGCCGGCATCGGTATTCCGAACCTTGATCCACGCCATCAATATCTCCCTGGGTCGACGAGAGCACGGCCAAGTCGTTGGGGATTCACCGCCGCGGCGATCGCGTCCTGGTTGGCGGCGGCAAGGAATTCCTTTCGCCGCCGTGCCGGGTACGGCGGGATGTAGACCGAGTGCTCGGTGTTTTGCGAGGCGACGGTCGAGGCGCCGTTGGGCCCGACCTCCCACGTGACCTGTTGAATGCCGCCGTCGCAATCGATGAACTTGATGCCGTTGTACTCGCGAGTCAGGCCGCGTTCGTAGAGGTACTGCACCGTCATCGTGTCGAGATAATGGTTAGCCCGCGCCAGCGCGTCCTGGTCGACGCGCTGCGACTTGAGCAGCACCAGGGCGGCCGAATAGACTCCGAAGAACTCCTCCTGAATGTCATCGCACATTTTGACGGCATGGTTGTGGTAGCGGTTCCAATTTGCGTCGGGGCCGTCGTAAATCGTGTCGGCCGCGCCCCTGTTTGGCATCGGCCGGGACCACGACGACCGGGCGAGGGCGTGATGCGACGTGCGCACGTAGCACGCGGTCTCGATCACCGGGTTTCCGATCGGCGCGACGCGCAACCCCGATTGCTGGTTGCCCGTGAGCCTGTAGACCGGCACTGAAAACTTCACGATCTGCTCGTCGGGAATGATTTCGAACGGCACATAGATTCGGTCGGTCCGCTGCGAGTTGCCGGTTGCCATCGGCGCGGCAAGCTGCGCGGCGTGCGGGGCCCACCACAGATGGCCGTTGTCGCGCAGGACCTCGAGCGACGCCGAACCGAAAAACTGCGCGGGTTTGTCGCGCGAGAATCCGTTGTAAAAGTTTTCGATCGCGGCCGCATTGCCGGCGTTCTGTAGCCCGCCGAGGTTCGGGTTGACGAGGTTCTGATCCAGCGCGATTGGGACAACTTGCTCGACCATTGTCGGCAGCAGAACTATCTGGTGACGCCGGCGCACCGGCCCGAACCCTGGAACGATCAGGGCGTTTCGCCCCGTGGCCGGGTCGCGCGGCACGAGCCGGTAGCAGCGGAACACCGACTCCCGCGCGAGGGCGCGAGCCTCCTCGAGCGTCAATCGGTTTGTCTCGCGGACGCCGGGGAACTCCGGCGGCTGCGAGAACTCCCATCCCGGCATTACTCGCCTCGCGGCCTGCACCAACTCGGGCAGAAAATCGGCGTTGCCGACGACGCCGCCGGAAAGTTTGGCGAAAAACCCGAACGGGACTCCGACCGCAAGGCCGCTCACACGCAAGACTCCGCCGCCGACGTCGACGGCGGCGACCTTGTTCTTGACCTTGGGGTCCTGGCTGGCGTTGATCGCGGCGGCGAGCGTGGCGACGGCGGTCGCCGCCGAATTCGTCGTGACCTCGAACAGGGTCCCAGACGTCGCCGTCTCGTCGGCATCGCCGATGAAAACTTGAAAGATGTTGCTGCCGCCGTCGCAGGTCGCGGTCGCGGTGTTGATCTGAACCGCGCCATTGATCAGGGGCGCGTAGCTGAGCTCGTCGATCGGCACATAATGGCCGTCCCATTCCTTGCCCACGGCCTCGTTCATGTTGAACTTGCCCTGAAATCGGGTGTACGCCCCGACCACCGCGACGCCAGCGGGCGTCTCTGGGCTGTTGATCGTCGGCGACTCGCGGGCGATCGACCCGTCGGGCAGCTGAGCGGCGATGCGCCCCGGGATCGAGATCATTACTCGGTTGGTCGTGAGCCGATAGATCACGCGGCGGCCGAACAGCTCGACCCACTGGGCGAGCGCCTGAGCTGGGTTCATCGCCTCCCAGTTGACGGGCGGGTTGGTGCCCGTCACGGGCTGGACTCCGGGAAACCAGGGGATGCCGTCGACCGCCCGCATCTCCTCCGGGAGGTCAATCAGTTCGGCGCCGCCCTCGCCCATCGCCGCCAGACAGCGGCGCGCGACCACGTCCGGCCCGAGGATGGTCCATGGGATCAATTTTCCGTTGTTGTTCAGTTGGTTGAAGCAGCCGCTGAGCGCGCCGAAAGCCCACTTCCACCGGCGATCGAGGATCGTGAACGACCACAGAAAACCATCGGCGTCTTGCTCGACCAGCATCGAATCAATTTTGCAATCGGGGATTGCGACCGTCTCCAGGCCGTCGGAAATCGTGAGCGTGCCGACGCCGGCGGGGAAGTCGCCTTGGGGGTGAATTTTGAGGATTGCGATGCCCGGCGAGATGCCGTGCGAGAGCGTGTAGGTGCAACTCACGACCGACAGCGCGCCGGGCCAGGTCGCCGTACCGTGGCGGATCGTCATCACGCTAATCCTCAGTAGGCCGGCACGCTCGATCCGACGCGGATCTTCTCGACGTCGGCGGCGGTGATTACGCCGTCGGCGTCGAAGTCCGCCCAGGGCTTGAAGGCCGCCTGGCCGAGCTCGGAATTGAGAACGACGCCGGCGGCGTCGGGTACGCTCTGCACCGTGCGGTTGCCGTTGCCGTCGCCTGGCAACACGTGGAACGCGCCGAGTGCCGGCAAGATCTTCGTGCCGTCGAGCACGACGCGGTAGATCCCTGTCATCAACCCGTTGGCATTCTCGGTGTTCGCCCCCTCGAAGGTGATATCCCACGTGAAGCCGCCATCGATCGTTGCCAACGCGAACGTCGGCAACTCGCCGAGATCCTCATTGACGAGCCGCAGTGCGACACCGCCGGGCTCAATATGGACGGGCGTGTCGAACACGACCCGAATCGATCGCACAATCGACCGCTGCACACCCTCCAAGTTGGTCCCGCCGTTGATCGTCCACGATTGCAGAACTGGCATGGTTTTCTCCTTTAGCCAAGAATCGTCGCGAGTACGGTTGAGTTGGCGTAGAACGTGGTCGCGCTGGCGTCTGGCGAGGTTTGTGAACCTTCCACGGTCAGTGTGCCGCCGGCAGCGCCGACGCGCAGCGTGCCCTCGAGCCACCAGTGGCTCAGGAACCCACTGCCGACAAATGAGGTCGCGGACAATTCGTCGGCGAAGGTGTTCGTCATGCGGCTGGCCTCGTTGCCGAGAAGGTCGTACGCCCCACCGCGGGTCGAACCGCTCGTGGTCGTTCCGGAGAACGCAAATCGCACTCGCCCCGTACCACCCGCGCCGACATCCATCACTCCGGCCGCGCGAATCAGATAATCAGTGTTCGCCTCCAGCGTTAGCGACAGGCCCGCGATCGTTGACCACGCGGTGTCACTGGTCTTCACCAGGTCGGCCGTGCTGCGAGCTCCGAGGGCGCTCAACGCCAGGCGGACGCGGCGAACATCTCCGGCTGAGTCCTTGGAGTAGATGAACGTGCCGCCCGCGGCGGTCAGTGTGTGGAGCGCGACGTATCCCGATTGCGGCGTCTCGGGGGCGGCCGCGAGAAGCTTGAGCGCGGGTGCGGTTTCGAGGCAAATCCAGCCAGTGCGGCCGGTCGTCGTGCTACCCGAGGTCGTGGCCGCAGCCCCGGCACCGCCCCCGGCCAATTTTACGTCGCCACCTCGACCCGACGTTGACGCCCCGCTGTTGCTGGTCGAATTGCCGCCCGCGCCGCCAACCAGGTTGATGTCTTGCCCGGCGCCTGCCGTCGCCGCGCCTGAACCGGATGTCGTTGCGAACCCGCCGCGAGCAGCTCGTAACTGGACTGTGCCAGCCGAGCCGCCCGTTGCCGTGCCGTCGACGGCGATCGCCGAGCCGGCCGTTGAAAGCAACGCTCCGCTCCCAGTCGAACCAATCACGATGTCGCCAAGAGCGCCGCCGACAGAGTTCGCCGAGTTGGTTGAGGTTGCTGTACCGACCGCCGTCGCCACGCTGTATCCAATGAGGATGGCGCCGGCCGTCGTGCCGGTCGTCGTGCCGACAGAGCCGGATTGGTTTGTCGTCGTGCCGCCCGACACGAACCCGGTCGGGCCAGCGATGAGCGATAACCTGCCGGACGATCCGCTTCTGGTCGTTCCCGCCGCGGTCGCATTCGCTGGACTCGCGCCAGACGTCAATGAGAATGCACCCCCTGCCCCAGTCGTGCTCGACGTTGCGGCCGAGGCCGCGGTGCCGCCGGCTCCGAGCACAACAGTCCACGGCGCTCCAGCCCCGCCGGCACCTGTAGTCGCGATCGTCGTGTTCTGGCCGGCGGCGAACGCGAGAGCCAACGGAGCGACGCCCGCCGTGCCGGTCGCGCCCGACCCATCGGCCGCCGCCGTCGACGTCGCCGAGATCGCGGCGGCGTTCTGGACCGTCGAACTGAGGGTCGACGTGGCGGCGGCGAGTTGGTCGAGGCGGGTGATGGCAAGGATCGCGAGCTGCCGGACGGCGCCGGTCGAGTCCACGAACGCAATGTCCGTGGCGCTGGCCGACCACAGTCGCACCCGGCTGGCCGCCGGCGTCGCCGGAGCGCCGCCGCCGGACACCAGCTCGGCGTAGGCGACGTTCGCCGCCGCCTCGCCGTTAAAGTCGACCACATTTGTCGCTTTCATGCGCTGGCTCCCAGGATAACGACTCGCTTCGCGTTCGAGGCCGGCGCCGACGAGAACACGAGCGTCACCGCGCCGGTCGCGTTGTTGACGGTGACGGCTGGCTCCTCGCGCAGCCCGGTCGCCGCGTCGTATACGTCGACGATGAGCCGGCCGTTGCCGGCAAGCCCGTGAGTCGCGGCGATGATCGTGTAGGAGGTTGCGACGCCGTCGCCGATTAGGCCGGAGTAGACGCCGGCCGCGCCGACCGCCGGCGAGCTGACGAGCACGGTGAAGTGCGTGCCGAGGTCGAGCGCCACCTCGGCGAGCGAGCAACGATTGAGAGATATACCGTTGGTCCAGGTGACCGTCTTCGCGGTGTCGACGATCGCCCCGCCGGCCTCGATCGTGCAATTCGTGACCGTGCGGCTGCGGACGTCCAGCGTGAAGTTGATGGTCGCCGCGGTGCCCACCTTGAGCGTCGTGATCGGCCCGGTCGATCTGTACCACACGGTGCCGCCGTCGATGTTCAGCGCCCCGACCGCGCCCGCCATCACGTAGGTCGTCGAGCCAGCGCCGTCGACGTTGAGCGTCGTCACCGCGGCGTGCAGCGTCAGCGTGCCGCCGGCCTGGCGGACCGTGGCCACCGTGCATCCAACGCCCAACGTCACCACCGCCGCGCCCGACAGGGTGACCGTGTCGAGCGTCGCGGTTTGCCCGAGCTCAATACCAACACCAACGGAGCCGTCGAGCACCGTGAGCGTGTAGGTCGAGCCGCTGCCGGCAATGCCGACCGCGGGGAGCGATTGCGACTCCGGAGATCCAGTCTTCGTGACCAGGATCGTGGTCGCATTGGCGCCGAGGCTCAGGAGCACGCGGCCCGACCCGCTGCCCTCCCCGTAGCCGATATTGACCGTGTCGGCCGTCAGGGTCAGGTGACGTGTGCGGTACTCAAAATACGATCCGGAGTCATTAACGGCGGGCAACCCGAGCCGGCCGGTGTAGGAGGCCGCGACGTTGAGGCTAACCAGGTCGACGCTCGACTGGTTCAAATTGTAAAGGATGTCGACGGCCGACTCTTCGAGGTAGACGTCGTCGCCATCGACCGGGATCGCGCCGAGCGACCAGTTGCCGGCGATGCCCCAACAGTTGGGGCCGCTGTTCGCCACCGACGTCGACGTCGAGAGCGAGTGCCCCGCGGACCCGGTGCCGGTCGCCGAGTTGGACGTCTGAGTGAACGGCACGCCCGGGGTCCTGGCGGTGAGCGTGAGGTTGGTCGTGTTGTCCGCGGCGTCGAGCTCCTGGAACTCGGCGATCGAAGACGCCGCGACTGCGGCGGCCAGGCCGGCGGTCACGTTGGCGATGGTCGCCGCAGTCGCGGTGAAAGAAAGCGACTTTCCGTTGATCGTCAACGTGAAAACGTTTCCGACCGTCACCGACGCCGGGGTGATTGTGTTCACCTGCGCGACCGCCGGCGCGTCGCCTCTCCATCGATTCGTCGCCATGCGCGTCCTCTCACTTCCAAAGGGTCGGGGAGCCGATCAACGGCTCGGCCGACTCGAAACTGTACTTCCAGCGGACCACAAAGTCGGTGTAGAGACGCCCACGGCGCGTGGGGCTCACGTGCGTGATCTCGGGATCTTCGACCAGTGCGGTCGGCCAGAGCGCCCGCGGCGGTTGCGGCGTCGCCAAAAAACCGACCGCCTCGCCGGCCTGCGTGGCCCGGAAAATCGAGTGCGGATAGATGAGCTGTTTTTGCGGCTTGCCGTTGAGCGCCGGCCGGTGCCGATAAATCGGGCCGCCGCCACTGAAGGTGAGCGACTCGGTGAACGAGACGAGGACCTTCGCGCTCGACGTAAGCGGATACTCGGCCGAGGCCGTAAATCGAAATCGCCGGTACGTCGCGTATTCGCCGCCGTCGGTCCCGGGGAAATCGAGGCCCTCGATCGAGACGCCAGTCAGCGAACCGGCGTTGTAGAGCGCGGTGTCGCTCGGGCTCCCGTCGTCGCGGAAAAGCACGAGGTCCTGGTACGGCCGCGCGAGCGCCGTCGCCAACGCAGACGCGGACTGTGCGAGCTCCGCCTGGCCGTCGCCCTGCAAAAATCCGTCGACCGCGAGAGATCGTCTCACCGCGATCGGCTGCCCGCCGTCGTTCAGCACGGTCTCTGACGAGGCCTGCACGCGGCAGGCGTTCGAGCCGAAACTATACGAGCCCCATTTGACGTTCATAAATCACAACGCGTTGTTGCTCATTTGGCGCCCGGTGGTGAGTTCGCGGACCAAGTCGCGCACTCGCTGGTCGAAGGACGACACGAGCGACCTCAGCGCTCGGTCGAGAATCTCCGAGGTTTCCCGGGCCAGAACCTGCTGATTTCGCAGGACCTCTTGGCGGACGCTGTCGCGCAGCACCGTCTCCTCGCGGCGCGACTCCTCGATGCTCCGGCGGCCGTCGTGCTGCAAGATGCCGCGGCGCGACAGTTCGCCGAACTCGGCCGTGCCCTCGCCCAGGCGCTGCACCTGGGCCTGATACCACTCCGGCGCGATCGCCTGCACGCGGGCGCGCATTCGTTGCGTCAGCGAGCCGATTCCCTGCTCCTGAGCCATAATCGCCGCGGACGCCGCGAGGGAACGGTCGACCGCGCTCAGTCCGCCGATCCGTGCGGCGTCGCTAGACATTCGGTTGGTGCGCTGCTCGGCGATTGTCAGCTCGGTCCGCATGACCTCGACCGTGGCCTCGCGGGCCCGGGCCTCGGCCTGGGCCGCCTCGACGCCGACTTGGCCGAGGCGGCGCCTCGACTCGATGAGCCGCTCGAGCGCGCGGCCCTCCTCCTCCTGCGCGAGCCTCAGTTCCGTCCCCAACTCCGCGCGGCTGGCCTGTCGGCGCGAGCCTCCCGCCTCGTCGCGCAGCGTGTCGTTGTATAGCCGATTGACTCGCTGCCGCGCGGCGTGCGCGATCCGATAATCATCCCGAGCCTCGTCGACGACGGCGCGCTGAACGCCGAGCGCGCCCCGCGCGATCTCGGCTTGACGCTCGGCGGCGGCGAGAGAGTCGTCCGCCGCGATCCGCTGCTGTTGCTGCCCGAACGCGACCTGCCCGCCATACGTGCCGCGGTCGATATGGTCCCAGCGGCGGACCGACGAGCTTCCGAGAACGTCCGCCGCGACGCCAGCCGTCAGTGCGGTGTTGCGCGCGGCGGCGTATTCGTCCCAATTCCTGCCCGCCAGGGAGTTGACCTGCGACTGCTCTTGAAGCCGAATGCCCGCTCGACGCACCCGCTCGGTTGTGCCGTCGAGAGCGTTGCCGAGTTCGCGCAACTGCTTCGAGACTCCCAGCGTCGCGTCGTCGAGAATCGCGTGGCCTTTTTGGGCCAGGGTCAGATCGTTGTTCTGAAGCGTGTTTGCGGTGTTCGTCGTGAAGCTGACCGCGCGAGACGCGGCCATCGCGGCGCCAGTCGCCAGGAACGCGTGAGGGCCGAACCGCCCCATCATCCCCATCATTCCAGACAGGCCGCCGGATCCGCGTTCGGCGTCGCGAGCTTTCTCGTAATCGCCGCGGGCATCGACCAGACCGAGCCGGTGAAGGTGCTCGCGGGCGTTGTTCTTGTACTCGGCGGCGGCGCGGCTTTGGTGCTCGGCCGCGGCCTTTTCGAACGTTTTGCGAGCCTCCTCCTGCCGCCTCTTGCGGTCGTCGTATTGCATCATCTCCTGTTCAGCTTCAAACCTCTCAACAAACCCCTGATATCGCCGGCTCTTTCTCGTCTCGACCTTACTGAGTTCGGTGCCGCCGTAGCGGTCGATCTGTTTTTGCGCCGCCTGGGCCGTCGCCGACCGCCGGGCCGCCTCCTCGACCTTGGAGATCGATTCGGCGATCCGATTTTCCTGATCCTCGACCTTGGCGCCGGCGCGTGCGACGTCCTCCATCCCGCGAACCGCCTCCACGGTGTCCAGCACCAGCCTCAGTTTTGCGTCACGCACCGCCTCTGACATGCTGCATCCCCAAAATCGCGATCAGGTGTAGGAGCGGCCGCCTCTCGGCCTCGTCGTGGATCTCCCGCAAAATGCGAGCGTTCCGCTTGACGATCGGATCGTCGGGCCACAGCCCGACCGCCCGGCATTCCAAAAAATGTTCGTACGCGCGCCAGTTGCGATCGCTGAGCTCGATTGCGTTGTCCCGGATCGGCAGTTCGCCGGCGGGGATTCTCGCGCACTTGTGGCAGGGAGTTGGAACGCCCGCCGGCCGCGCGATCGGCAATCCTAGCCGTTTGCTCGGCCTCCCATCCGGCTCGTACAGCCAGCGGGCGCAATCTCCGCAGGACCTCGCCCATTCGGGGTGCATCACAAGGACGCGCACCCCGTGGGCGAGTTTTTTTCGTCGGCCCCCCCGCTGTAGCCGCACACCGCGTCCGCGAGGCGCTCGCGGACGTGGAACGGGATCCGGCGCAGGTTCACGTCGGTTACGGCCACCGGCTTGCCGAGGGCGTCCTCGACGTCCCAGGAGACGACGTGATCTTTGAGCAGCGCCACGATCGCGTCAGCGCGGCCCTTGGCGCGGCCGCAGTCGTCGAGATACTGCTGCACCCGGTCCGCCAGCGCCGGCCGGAACCGGAACGCGACCGCGGGCCAAGGGCCGATCGGCTCGACCTGGCCCGAGAACGTGTACCCGTCGTCAATCAAACAGGACGGCATGCTGATCCTCCAATGAAGCGGTCGGCGCTGGCCTAGGGAGTCGAGTCGAGCGTGACGACCAGCGAGTTGGTCGAGCCGGAGTGGTACGCGGTCCCCTCCATGGGGACCATGATTTCGCTGCGGCCGGGAACGTGTGGCGATCGCCGCGGGAAGGTCACCTTGACCAACGAAAACGCTACCGACACCGTGCCGTTGGTGAAGGTCGCGACGACCGCGACTCCGCCTGGGCCGGAGTTGTATGCCGTGGTCGCGTCGCCGTATGGGAGACTCGTCCGCAGCGAAATCTCCCGGTCGGTGGGCACCACCGAGACGAGCGTCGCCGAGTTGAAGAACCGCTGCTTGTCCAGCTTGTTGTCGATTGTCAGTTCGAACTCTTTTGCGTTGTAGGTCGTGCCGCCAATCGTGAGCGCCAGGTCGGTAAATATGAACGGTCCCGTCGCGACGTCGATCGACAGCGACGGGAACGTGCCGGCGTTGCCGACCGTCTCATCTTGGCCTACTAGGTCGAGCGCGAGTTGGAGCGCCTCGCCCTGGCCGGCCCGGAACGTCGCCCGGTCGACTTTGCAGCCCGAATAAAGGAACACCTTGGCCACGCGATCGACCGACACGTATCGCTCAGGCAATGTGTCGGCGAGCGCGTAGGTGGTTCCCGACGCGTCGGCGCCCAGGGCCCACGGCAAGAGCAGGGCCAACTCGGCGGCGTTGGGCTGGAGGGCGAGTTGGCCGCCGATGCGGCGGACGTTGCGGCGGACGCGCGAAATGTCGCGCTCGCGCGTCCCGCGCAGGCCGTTGCCGTCGAGGAAATCCTCGGCGCACGCCAGCCGTTCGCTTTGGAAGTCAAAGCGGGCGTCGACTGGGCTCGAAGCCGAAATTCCCAGTTGGGACATTACTCCTTGCGCGGCGGCCATGGCGTCACCCTCGCGGGGTCCTCGTGATCAGGCGAAAGAACAGCGGCGAAAAAAACAGGTTTTGCGCGTCGAAAATCGCTGGGTTGACTATTGTCCCCGGCTCGGGGACGAGGATGTAAGCGGCCGGTACGCCGGCGAGCCGCTGGTATCGGAGCGCGGCCAGGATCGTCTCGCGCCAAAACGCATTTCGGCTCAGGTTCGCCGTCGGGTCCTGGTTTTGCCCGTCGACGATGGTCGTTGCGATCGGGAGCCCCGTGTCGTCGGTCGCCGTCATGACGCCCGGGAACGTCTCGCCGCCGAAGGGCGTGACGTGGATCATCGGAAACGCGTCGGCTGGCGTGACACGCGGCAGCCAACGCTTGCTGATCTGCCCAGACGAGATCCCCGAGAGATTGAGCCCCCGAATGCGCAGCACCACGGCGTCGAGGGCGGCGTCGAGGATCGCCTTGGCGGCGGCGTTCGTGAGAGGCTGATAGACGACGGCGACGTCGCCGTCGCTGTTGGCCAGGCGAAACAGGTAGTGGCCCGCGCTGGCGGCGATGGCGATCGTGCCGTCGCCCGTTCGGGCACCGACGAGCGTCCAAGCGAGCGTACCGGATTGTCCGGTCCAGCCCGCGCGGTAGAGCGTGTTCGTGTCGGCGCCGCCGCTGCCCGCGACCGTGGCGACTCCACCCGTGCCGTCGAGGTTGTCGGCAATCGTGAGGCTCGCACTCATGCTGCCCTCCCCGCGACGGCCGTGGCGGCCTTCTCCGCGAGCAGCACGGCGACCAGTTCCAGTAGATCGTCGCCGAAGGCCCAGAACGCCCGCGCCGGGATCGGCGGTCCCCAACCCGTCCGACTCGTGCCCTGGTCCTGCCATAGCCAGTACCGCTTGATCTGGCCGCCTGTCTCAAAACCTCGGTCGGTCACGGTCGCGTATCGGATATCCTTCAGTGCGGATTGCGACAGAAACGATTCGTTCTGGTGCGGCGCCAACTCGTCGCGCCCGTAGAACCGCCATTGTCCCGTCTCCTTGTAGCCGAGCAAGTGCCCGTGCCCCATGTGCTTGCCGAGGACGCCGGCGAAGCTCGGGCGCTTGAGGCCGACCCAGGCGTTTTCGTCTTGATCGTGCCGCAGTTCCCAGCTCTGGCGGACCTGCTTCGCGAGCAGGTCCTGCGCGGCGCGCGCGATCTCGAGCCGGCTCGGGTCGGCGATCCCCTTTTTCATGTCGACCAGGATCTCGGCGAGCGTCTGCACCTAGATAGCCCTCAAGCACAGGCAGTTATGAACTCGGTCGCCGAGGGAAACGTCGATGTGGCGGATGAACCACGTCGCGCCGTTCCAGTCGACCACCCGATTGCCGATCGCCGGCGGCGTCGTCTGCGCCTGCTGAAGCAACTGAAACAGGCGGTGCTCGACGCCGATCTGAGCTCCAGCCAGCAGCAACGTTTCCTTGTCGGCCGTTTTTCTTTTCACCGTCCAGGCCACGCCCGCGCCCAGAGCCTCGCCAGGCTGAACGCTGTGGAGCGTCACCGCCTTCAGCTCCGGCGCGATGGCGATGATCCGTTCGACGATGTCGGACGACGCGAGCACGGTGTTCCCCTCCTCTGAGTACGGACGTCCGCACTCAACCGATCGACACGTTACGCAGCCGACTGAGCGTGGCGAGGGCGTCGGCCGGCAATCCGCCCATCGCGTCGCCGGCGGCGGCGGCGACGGCGTAGTTGTAATCCTCCCAGCCCTCGCTGCTGAGAGGCTGGCCGATCTTAAGAATCCGCTTCACGCACGCCATCAGCAGCAGGCACGCCTGCTGAAGGTCGTCGGGGATCGTCGCGAACCCGGCGTTGTAAACAACCCTGATGGTGCCGCTGGTTTCGGCGGGCGTCGGCGAGATCGTACCCGGAACGTAGATGGTGGGCTTTTGCCAGACCGTGCCGATGCGCCGGAGGATGCCGCTGCGGGCCTGACCGCCGCCGCCGTCCTTGCGGAGCGAGTAATCGACGCCGGCGACCAGCTCGGTCGCGGCGGCGAAGGCGTCGGCGGCCTGGCCCCACTCCGCGCCCATATCCTCGTGGACGCTCGTGATGCTGTTGACTGGCCAATTCAGCAGCACTAGGTCGCACGTCCCCGTGCCGCGGTAATACTCGGTCAGGTTGGTCGCCTCGAGAACGTGGCCGACGTAGGTCGCGCACCGCGCGGAGCACTGCGCGATCAGCAGGTTCAGGACGGCGTCTTGCGACGAGTCCGTGATGCCCCAGAGAGTCTTCACGTTCGCGAGCGAGATCAGCCCCATTGGTCAACCTCATCGCCCGAGCAGCTTGCACCCGAGCGCTCGCAGCCGCTGACTCCATCGCAGCGGAGGCAGCGCCCGGCCCTTGGCCATATGGTCGATTCGGTAACTGCCCCACGCCGTCTGGTTGCGGAACGGGTTGGGGCCGATGTGGGCCAGCGAGACCTTGCGCGTCGCCAACACGAGGCCTTCGAGCTCGACGATCTGACGGGCGAAGTCCCAGTCCTCGGGCACGACCTGGGCATCGAATCCGGCGGCGGTACGCACGATGCGGTTCGAGATCTGGAAACGGACCTGCTCCACCCACGGCTTGCGAAAGTCGGCGATCCAGCAACCGGTGTTGACCATCAGCGCGCGGCCCGGAAAGCCGCAGTCGGCGGCGCCGAACGTCTCGGGGAGTTGCATGACCTCTCGCATGGTGAGCCGCCGCTCGACGACCCAAGGGTCGAGGCCGGCGATCGCCGTGGACGTGACGCCGTGCGCCGATTTGATCGGGACGACGCACGAAACGAGGTCGGCGCCCGTGCGGACCATCTCGGCGATGAGTTTGTCGATCCACCACTCCTCCGGGACGATGTCTGCGTGGAGCATGACAAAATAGTCGATGCGCTGGCCCTTGCGAACGACATTGAGCGCGGAGCACCAGCACTGATTGAATCCGTGCGCGAGGAGCGGCGTCGCAAGATTGAGGCACAGCGTGTCGGCATCGGCCGAGGCGTTGCACCAAAACGCCTTGCCCGCCTCGGCCTCGATCGGGCCATAGTGCGGCATGGCCTGGAACACAACGGGCCGGTCGCTCATCGGCAAGGATCCTCGGCGGAGAAAATGATGGGCCCCGGAGTCCGTGGGCTTATGCGTTGGTCGGCGGTCTCCCCACGGTTTACCGCTCCGCAAACCTCCTCCCCGCGTTTACACCGCGGTTAGGGGCCCTTGGGTATTTCGGTTACGATTGCGGCGCGATCGAGTAACCCGCGTTGTTGGCGCCGCCGCTCTTGGGCTGCGCGACGAACGCGGCGGTGACGAGGGCGTCCGCGTTCGTGCCGCTGAGCGCGACGTCAGCGCGCACGTAGCGTTTGCCGCGTTGGAACGATTTCACGACCATGGTGTTCGAGTTGCCGGTGTTGAAATTGCCGGTGTTCGTGTTGGTCGTGTCGGCCGGGGCCACGAACGTCGTGTTGTCGTCGCTTTCGAGCACGTTCACGCTCAGGATCGCGTTGGCGTGCAGCGCCCCGAGGCAGACGATCAGGTTGGTGCGAACGCCGGCGTCCTTGAGGTCGACCCCGAGGCCGTTGGTGTTGGTGTTGAGCGCCGCCGCCGGCTTCTGCGTGAGGCCGAACAGCATGGTGGCGAGGTCGGCGAGCAATTGCATGGCAGGGTCCTCGTGAAGGTAAAGCGTCTGGCTCGCGTCGGGGCGGACGCCGCCGTTTAGGCCTGCTGGAGCTTGTCGCACCAAGCGAGGGCGCCGGGGTGGCGAACGCCGCTGTCGCAAATCAGGAAGGCCCGGATCGACGTTTGATCGGCCGGGAAAATCGTGTCGCCCTGGGTCGCCACGGCGAACTCGATGGCGCCGAACATCGCGAGCATGACATCGCTGAACATACCGCCGAGGATGTAGGTCAGATTCGATGTCGAGCCTTGAACGCGATTGAGACCGACCTGATTGCTGATCGTGACTCGGTGGCCGTTGATGTTGAGCTGGTCGACCTTGTCGCCGAGCTGCCGGAACGGCGCGAACGCGAAGACGCCGTCGCCGGACGCCGAACCGCCGGTGCGCCGCTGGAGCAAGGCGTAGTACATCGACGGGGACATCAAAAAGCCCTCAAACCGAGCGTTGGCCTGGGCAGCCTTCATCGGCCACTTGTACACGTCGCCCTCGGCGAGCAGGGCACCCGTGTTGCCGGTCGCCGCGGTGGTCGGCGCGACGACGCCGATCCCCGGCGTATTGATGATGCCAGTCGGTTTGAGGTCGCCGCCGGCGCCTTCGAGCGCCGCGAGGTCGACGGTGAGCGCGAGCGTCTTCGTCATGTCCGCACGGAAGAGCATCTCGGCGGCAGGCCCGGCGAACCGGATCAACTCGTTCGGCATGGTAATGATGACGCCCGCCTTTTTCGCGCTCAGCGTGAGCATGCCGGTGCCGACCTCGCTCGCGGTCGTGGAGCGATTTTCGCCAACCCAATACCCGGTCGTGGGCGTGGTTTGCCGCGGGAACTGAATGCGACCCGACGGCGGCATGGGAATCACGGTCGCGCCGGCGCGAGTCAGCGCGTCTTCGTTGCGGAACAGGTCAATCAATTCGCCCATCTGCGGCGGTCCGACAAGCGCGCCGCCAGCGTTCTGGTTCAACCAGCTCATGTCCTTGTTGATGCCGTTGTAGGCTTTCCTCGCGATCCAGGACATTTCCTCGGGGTCGGCGTTCTCGGTGCCCAACATCACCAGCGACTTGATCCGCTGCCCGAATTGCGTGTCCGCCCCCATTTGCTCGGGGAAGAGGTCGACGCCGAACGGAGCGAGGACGCTCGATTTCTCAAAGCTCGCCGCGCCGACGCCGCCGCCGAACGGCTCGCGGAGTTGTTCGAGGACGGATCGCTCGACTTTCGCGTTCTCCCACGCACTTTTGTCGACGAGCGGATTCGACTGCATCGCCTTGACGACGCGCATGTATTGGAACCCGCGAGACGTCATCGGGTCTTCGCCCTTGCGGGCGTGGGGCGCGCCGAACACGTCGCTCGGCTTCGGCGTGCGAGGATCGGGCCTATTCGTCGTCGCCCCTTTGGTGAGGGCGGCGAGGCGCTTTTCCGCGGCGTCCAGGCGTTCGAGCAGCTTCGGCATGGCAATGGTCCTTTAGGGTGAGCGATCCGGTCCGCGGGTGATTCGTTGCGAACCCGCCGCTAACTGTTCTTGGCGGCGAGACGCTCTTGATGCTTGATCTGCGATTCGATCTTGGCGATGCGGAGGGCGACGGCTTTCTTCTCCTCGTCGCTCAGCCCTTCATCATCGTCGTCGTCGGCCGGCTCGTCGCCATCGTCGAGATCGTCGAGCGCCGCCAACGCCGCCGCGACGTCGGCGTCGTCATCGTCGTCGGCCGGCTCGTCGCCGCTTTTGGCACCACTGTCGTCGGGATCGGGCTCGGGTTCGTCGGCCTCGTCGATGTCGAGGTCCTTGTAGTACCTGCCCCAATTCTTGCCGATCTCGCCCGTCATCGTGCCGATGCTGCCGACGAGTCCGCCGATGGCGTCCTTCGCCTCGCACGCGTCGAGGCTGCCGGCCATCGTCGTCACCTCCTCGGAGAGGGCGGTCAGCCCGCGATTGAGTTTACGCAGGATCTGCGCGCCGAGCGGCACGGCCTTGGCGGCGGCTTTCGGCTGGGGATCGTCCTTTGGGTCGTCGGCCATGGTGGCGCTCGTTGTGATCGGGTCGTGCATCCAAGTGTCGATGATACACGCGGCCGCAGATTCACCCGAAAGCGCGCCTTTTTTTCTGCTTTTTTTTTACTTGCCATTATCGGCTGATTGGCCGATAATAATTATGTCGGGTCAACGATATTCGAACCGAATCGGCCGGTCGCCGGGGTGGAGATTGAGACAATGAGGTTCATCGCAACAGCCGAACACACTCAGGGCCAGTCTGTAGGCCACCCATGCAGTAGCGGCAGCTACGACGACCCGACTGACGGGTTCCAAGCCGGCATCGACTGTGAGTCGCTCGACGCGGCCCGCGCGGCGGCTCAGGCCGCGTTGGAAGGTCGGGTCGAGTCATGGCCGGCATGCGAGTGCGGCCGGCGCGCCGGGTCCGATCCGTGGTGGGAGTCGGTCGCGATCCAGCTGTGGCCTCAGGACGATGGGGCATTGGCCGCATGGGTTGCCGACGGCGGCGATCCGGAGCGCGCCCCGTATGGCCTCATCCCGAACAGCCTCGATAAGAGGATGTGGGCGGTCGTCAGCGACCACCTCGGCAACGACTCGGGGCCATACACCACGCACGCGATATTCTCGTACTGCGAAAAATGCAACGCCGAGCGCGCCGACGACGACGATTGGACTCCGTTTCAGTTGCGCGACCACGGCGGCGAGATCGTCGACGTTTCCCGCGACCGCGGGGACGGTTATCGTGTGGCCGTCCTAGTGACTCCTCATGAGGGCGATGATGACGAATGACGGATTCCGCATCGTCGGCCGGGTGGTGCATCACACCGCCCGGCCCCGTTTTTCCGTGACGCTGACTCCGCGCGACGACGGGGGTTTCGAGGCCGACGGCGACGCCGTCGAGTGGCTCGACGACCCGCCGCGCGACGCCAAACTGATCGCCCGCCTCATGCGCGAGGCGGGCGACTGTTTCTTTCGCTACCACCGCCGCGACTTGGTCCAGGAGGCTGTCATCGCCCGCGCCGAGCAACTCGGGCTGACGGCCTACGCGATCGCCAAGCTCACCGGCGGTGCCGTCAGCCCAGATCACGTGAAGGACTATTTGGAGCGGCGCAAAAGCATGGGTAGCCACAAGCTTCAACACGTGTTGACCGCGATCGGACTCGGCGTCCATTGACCTCGGCACTACTGTTCCTCCGCTTTTGCGCGGAGGAGGCGATACACGCGGCGTGCGATCGCTTCGCCGCCACTCGACAATCCGCCACTCTGTTGAAATGGATGCTCTGACCGGAACAGAAAGCTTAGGATCAATCCGACGCCTCGGCCCGCGTGGTTATCGTCCACCGCCAGCAACGTCATGCCGCTGCTTTCCGGGATGAAATACGCAACCGCCTTAACGTCCTCGCGATCATCATCGTCGTCCGCGGCAGACAAATCGTCTGCCGCGAACGCGTACAATGCTCCCGCGTGACCACCTTCTTGCGTCCCAATGACATACTTTTCGCCGTCAGGAGAGCTATATCTCGCGACGGGGCCGTTCGCGCCTGCCGCGCCTGGTTTGTCGCCAAACTTGCCGTCGTCGGCGCGGGGATGTTTGCCCTCCTCCCAGCGGCCTCCGGCCCCACCCTTACGCCAGTTGCGGCGGGCTGCTGCGCGGCCGCAAACTCGGGCGATTTCAATGGCCCGTGCGACGTCGCCGTCCGTCGCGTCGATCGCGGCCAGCACGGTCGCCATCCACAAGTCGGCATCGTCGGCCGTCTTGGCGGCATCGAGGAGCACGTTGATGAGATCCGTGCTCGCCATCGCTTTCGTGGGCCGGACAACGCGAAGAGCGGCGGCGACTCCCTTTTTTGCCGCACGCAATGTCGCCAGCGGATCCTTCCCGGTCGAGAAGACGAGATACCCAAGGCTGCCGACCGGCACGAAGGAGCCGGCGAGCGCCGCGGCGCCGAGCCCGGTCGCCTTGAGCACCCCGGGAAACACCTTGCCGCCGCCGACCACGTCGACGACCGCACAGATTTTCGACACGTGCGCGATTTGCTCCGGCGTGAAGCCGCGCTCGGCGGCGACCGCCGCCACGGCTTTCTGCGCGACTGTGTGGCTCGCGAACGCGATCTTGTAGACGCCGACGATCGGAACTCGCAACGGCGCGGGCAGCGAGCCGACCTTCTTGCCGATCCACTCTTGCGCTGCGTGCTCGATGTGCCCCACTTGCTTGCCGATCGCGATGACCGCGGCCATCGCGCGACGGACGGCGGCGGGCTGACGAGGGCCCGCCGGCTTCGGCGCGTCGCCGCCGGGCTTCGCGGCGTCGCCGCCGGCCGCGCCGCCGGAGCCCGCGCCGAACTTGCCGTCGTCGGCGCGGGGATGCTTACTTTCATCCCACCGACCGGCAGTAACGTCTTTCCGCCAGCGTTTGACCGAAAGCGACGCCGTTGGCCGCGTTCGCTGCGCCGCGTCGGCGAGCGTGTCGGTACGTTTTTCGAGCCGCGGCAACAGTTGGAAGAGTTGCGATTGCGACATGCTGCCGTAGTCCGGGCGGAGCCGCGTGAGGACGGCGTCGAGCCGCGGCCCCTTGTACCGTGACCCCGTCGGGTCTTTCAGGTTGTGCCACACCTGCTCGTCATTAATCTCCGGCGAGACATCGAACTCGTCGCGAATGCCTTTCAGCAAGAACGCGGTCCAGGGAATCCCCTTGAGCCGCTCGGCCGTGGCGATGCGCGCGAGGTTCGCCTTCGCGTCGGTCATCGACGCGGGCTCGACTCTGCCGGTGATGCCGTCGCGCTTCGCCTGATCGCACATCCACGAGCAGACGGCCAGCCGTTTGCGGAAGAATTCGCGTTCCGTGGACGCGCCGCGCGGCAGCTCGTTCATCGCGCCGAGAGCGTCCACGGCGAGTTCTTTGATCCTCTGGACGGCCAGCGTTCCGTATTGCTGCTTGATCGCGAAATAGTCAGCCTTCGCGAACCGCACCGTATTCGGGTCGAGTTCCACCGCGGCGAACGGCTTGAGCGCGGCGGCGACCTTGTCGACGTCGACCGTCCCGGCCTTGATGATCCGCGAATTGAAATGGTGCGACAGAGCGTCGAGGACCTGCGCCTTGAGTCGGCCCGGACACTTCAGGTTGTGCTCCTTGCGGATCGCTTGCAATTGCGGCACGGTGAGACGCCCGAGATGGCCGACGAGTGCCTTGTGCGACTCGGGCGTGATCGCGCCGCTCAGGATTTTCGCTACCGCCTGCCGAGCGGCTTGCTGCGCCTGTTTGCCGCCCGCGCGAGCGCTCGGCGGCGCGGGTTCCTTCGAGGGTTTCTTGGCCGGGCTCGCCGGCTTCTTCGCGGGCTTGTCGCCAGCGCCGCCGCGCGGCTTGGATCCGCCGCCGCCGCCAGCTCCGCCCCCGGGGCCGAACTGGCCGGCGTTGCTAGGTTGGCCGCGCGGATGGTCCGATTCGTTCCAATTCTTCGCGACCGGCCGATCCAGCAGACCGCCGACGATGTCTACCAGAACCGCGAACCGCTCGGACTCTTCGCCCATTTCCGGCACCTCGGTCAGCGCCTTGATCGCCGCGCCAGGCGCCCAGCACTTGCGGCCGGCGACGAGCGGTGCGAGTGATTGCCGGATCGGCTCGGCGATCGCCTTGCCGCAGAGCCTGCCGCGAGAAAGTGCGGACCGAACCGCATCCTGATTGCACGGAACGCCGACCCACGAGATTTCAAGCAATTCAACCTCTTTGAGGTGCAAGCCGAGGCGCCGATGTCCGACGTACAGCGGCGTTGCCTTGATCGGCCGAAAACCAATCGAATTCGCGGAGATGATTCCCTCGGCGATCAATTCGAAAACCTGCTCCGCTTCGAGCAGCGTCTGCGAGAAGTAGGTGACCTGAGTCGCGACGCCGCCCTGGTCGCCGTCGAGGATCTGCACCGTATAGGCGCCGGCCAGGTCCTTGGTCTTGCCGATCGGGAAGGTGAGGTGCCGAGCGTGATCCCAAAAAACCACGGGATTGCTCTGGTGGTTCTCGGTCCGAATGCCGGCTACGTCGAGCATGTCGCCGACGCGGTCGATCGCCGACGTCGAGAATGTGCAGCTCGCGGACATCTTCGATTTGTCGAGCGTCACCGCCGCGCGCGGGAGGAAATCGATGGCGAGCCCACCGTTGACGTCATACGCCAGCGAGTCGATCTCCTTCCTCATCGGTCACTCCTTCGCCGCCAAGCCGGCCCGCAGAATCTCCAGGCCGACTGGATCGTCCTGAAGCCGATCGAGGTACTCGATCAGCTTCGCGTCGACGCGCGCCGGCAGGATTTTCTGCACGCCTTTGAGCAGCGTCGCCGCCTCGGCGATCGCGTCCTTAAATTCGGGGAGTTCCATGGTCAGCCTCGGTGGGGCGGCGGATCTTGTGCAAGATCCGCCGCGGTTCGGTATGTGCCGTCAGGAACGCCGGCGGCCGGCGTGGCGATCGGAGGGTCCGGCTTCACGAGTTTGCTGGCGCCCACGCGACGGCGGAACGATGAACGAACCGCGGCGGCAAGTGCTACTACTTACCGCACTTCGTCAACATTTTGGTGTTGATCGCCGAGATCGTGGGCGGCACCATTGGAGTGACGTCGCGTTGATCGGGGGTGACCACTCGGATGGTGACGTTGCAGTAATTGGGGTCGGCGTGGGGTTGGAGTTCGGTAACTTCCGCCTCCACCAACACCCGGTCGCCGATCCCAAGATTGGCTCCTCGCGAATCGTGCATGGCTAACCTCGAATCGGGTGCGCGTGCCCGTTCGTTTTCGCCGTCTCGAAGGCCCGCGCCAGCGCTTCGAGTCGGTCGGCCTTCGTGGCCGGCCTGGCGTTGTCGACGTTGGGGTCATTGAGCCGCGGCCCGTTCCCCTCGGGATCGTTCTCGCGTCCGCCGTCGCCGCCGCCCGTCGGCGATTGCGGCGAAAAGGAGGCGATGGCGCGGTCATTAACCCACGGATGGTCTTGGGGATTGAGTTCGTCGTAGCCGCGCGATCGGCGCATTTCGCGCACCAGCCGGATGCCGGCCTTGAGGTCGTTGCCGATTTTGGTCTCTTCGAGCGTTTCGTCCTTGAACTCCGGCGCGTTGATTCGCAGCCCGATCGCCGGCCCCCACGCCGGCCGCACGACGTGCTTGCCCCAGCTCCGGGCGATCAGCCGCACAATTGGCCCAAGGCTGAACAGGCAAAATGCCCGCAACGACGAGTAGAGGGTCGCGTAGCTGACCGAGTCTTGAAGGCCGGCGACCGCCTTCGGCACGCCCCACGCCGCCAGGATGAAGTCGAGAACTTGCGACCACCCCTCCTGCCATGCCATGTCCTTGGGGACCGTCGACACCTGGCTCAGATCCCAGCCCACCGGCACGATGATGACCTTGCCGGCGTTTTTCGGGCCGGCGTAGAGCGCTTGGAATTGCGAGCGCAGCCGTGCCAACATGGGTTCGTCGGGATCGCTGGCCGTCGGCGAATTGGTCTTGAGTGCGAGGCTCTGTTCGCAGCCTTGGAGCATCGTGTTGCTGCGGCTCGTGCCGATCGCTTCGAGCGTGTCGATTTCCTGGCTGATCGCGCTCATCACCGCGTATCCGTCGTATCGCAAAAACGGATGATGTTGCTTGGTTCGCACGATCTGCTCCGCGGGGATGATCGCGCCTGACGTGATCTGGCCCATCGGCGCCGACAGCATGCCGAAGGGATACGGTAAAACTCGGTACGCGCCGTGCGGGTACGCGAATCCATTGTGGTAGCCGGGCGGCATCGGCCAACAATTCGCGGTCGGCAGGTTGTACATCTCTCGCGGTTCGTCGGCGTCATCGCTCGGCACCGACCAGGTCAGCGTCAGGCCGGTGATCGACAGTTGCTGGACCGATTGGTACATCAGGTCCGCGAAAGTATCGACTGGGTTGGGATCCTCGAAGAGCCGATGGGCGGGATCGTGCCACGGCAATTGCACCTCGCCGTTCGGCGCCTCGGGATCCTCGGTGCGCTCGTAGAGGCTGAACGTCGAATCCATCGCGTGCTTGGCGAGCGTGTGGACGGCGAGGTAGGCGGCGCCGGTGAAGTGCCGCGCCAGCTCGAGGACGTTTTGCGACCATTGCCCCGGCGACTTGCTCCGCAGCGCGGACAGCATCAGCGCGACGTCGCGGTCGGCAGCCGCGCCGCGCGACGGCGTCGGCGCAGCGGTCGACGCAGTCGCGAGCCAGTCGGTGAGGCGTGGTCGAGCCATGGCCCTCCGATGATACGGCGGGCGTGGCGATCGCCGAAACGCGCGCCGCGCGGCGGCACTACGTGTTATCGCCTAAAATTACCCAGTCTACATACCCCCACCCCCCCTAATTTCGCGGCCTCGGCGCGCAAAAGTCGCCCCCGAATATGGGGCTGCCATTTGGGCACTCTCTTGACCCCCGGGGGTGGGCGCACGGCTAACACGTGCGGATCCAGCCTCGCTCAGCGAGTGTGCGGTGCATTTGGACGGCCAATGGATCAGACGCGAGCGGGCTCGGAACGGGTCCCGGCGAGGCGAGCAGGGCATCGGCGGCGGCGGCAGCCGCCTCCGCGACGGCTTTGTCCTGATGCCCGTACAGGTCGATGTGGTGCCCGTCTCGGCGAGCGATCGCCCACCATTCGTTGAACTGCCCGAAGAACCTGACCTCGACGCTCCCGATCTGAATCGGTTGAACGATCGCCGGGGCGACGCTGGCCGAGTCGGTCGCCATCGTCGCTTGCGGCCGATCATAGCTCAACACCGTCAACTCCGGCTTGCGTTGCGGTGTGGAACACGCGTAGACGGCCAGGCCATAGGCGACGGCCAGGTCGTCGAATTCGCCGTAGGGCGCTTCGAGCTGGTCAGAGTCGAGGCTGATGATTTGGTTGTAGGTCGCTTCGTCGACAACGGTGCACGATCCGCAACGGAAGGCGTCGGCGAGATGATCGTACATCATCCGTTTGCCTTGCCGGTCGGTCCAGAAGCCCCACTTCTTGTCACGTCCGATCAGGAGCCGGGGCCGCGGGGCGATGTCGGGCGGCATGTTCGCGAGCGAGCTGATGCAGTGCTGGCCGTACTCGTGATTTCTCTCGACGAGGACTCCGGCCCGGTTGTACCACGCCGCAAGGCGCGCGATCCACTGCGCCAACTCGCCCGGTTCCAGCTTGACCTGGAGCACGGCGACTTGGCGCTGGTAGGCCCGCTCGACGACGCAGGCGGTCGAATCGTCGCTGTTCGGGTTTCCCTTGGCGGTGTCCCCGCCGATCATGTAACTCAAACCGGCCTTCGGCAGTTCAAACACTCGCAGGCCCACCATGCCCGGCCATGGCGTGCGGCCGAGCGGCAGCGGCGGCGCCTTTTTGAAGCACGGCAGCACCATCCGCGCGAGAAACCGCCGATCCAGCTCACGCGGGGCGAGGGCCTCGTCGGCGGTTTTGGGGTATTGCGAGTAGAGATCGTCGAGCGAGCCGGTCCGGCTCTCGATCTGCCGGCGTTGCGCGTGATACCATTCCTCGGTCCGCCAGGGCGCGGCATCCCACGGTATGAACTTGCACTTGTAATCGTTGTCGCCGGCGGTCGCGGCTCGCCAGAGCTGCTTGAACGCGCTGGTCGGCCGTTTCTTGTCGGTCCGACTCAGCAGGATCATCCGCCCGTCGGCGGCGATCGTCGGCTCGGCCCCCTCGAGCAGTTCGTTGAGGTTGGGAATCAGATCCGCCTCATCGATGATGACGAGCGTAGCCGTGTACGAGTCTCCCCCAGGCCCGCGGCTCGCGAAGGTGATGAACCGGCTGCCGTTGGACAATTCGAGCTCTTGCGTGGCGTCGACCGCAAACTCCGCAGGCTGCAACCACTCCGGCAGGGCTCGGAGCGTCGACTTGATTCGCTTGAGCATGTCCTTCGCTTCGCGCTGCGTCTTCGAGAAGATCAGAATCGTCGAGCCCGGCCGAAAAAGTGCTAGCCAGACGGCGAAGCAGACGACGAGCGTCGTCATGCCGATTTGCCGCGCCTTGAGCAGGATGACGAAGCGAGCCAGCCACAGGAGCTTGAGGGTGTCGGCCTGCTCGGGCCAAAGGCGGAAGGGAACCCGCCGTCGCGTTTTCTCGTCCTTGACGGTGCAGTAGTGCCAGATGAAGTAGAGGGGGTTGGCTTCGCACTTCCAAATCTCAGCAACGGGATCGAGGCCGCCGGCGGCCATGCCTCACCCCACGTCCTGGGCGTGCGCCGTCGGCCCCGGCGGCTCCCAGGCCCGGGCCTCGACGGCGACCTGCGACTGGTCGGCTCCGGTGACCGTGCGTTCCAGCATCCCTTTCCCGGGTCCGTCGTTCGGGCTCGGCATCGCCTTGATCTTCGAGCGCGACGACGGCGTCATGCCGAACTCGGCCAAAATCTTCATGGCCGCGTCCCGCGCGGCATTGACGACCCAGAGCCGCGGGTTGGTGTATTGGTTGCCCTTCGGACTTTTGAGCAGCGTGCCCTCCTCGGCGAGCAACGCTGATTCGGCGACCCACTGCGCGTACGCCTTTGCGTAGGCCGTCAACGCGGTTTCGTCGAGTTCCGTCATCACGCCGAGCGCGAGGAGCTTCTTGCCCATCCGCTTGTACTCGTCAGCCGCGACTTTGTCCGCCTTAAGCCACTTCGGGATCGTTAAGCGCGACGCCAGCGGCGCCGGCTCGGCGGCGTTGATCGGATGCTTCCCAGGATTGCCGGCGGCGATCTTGAGCGGCGTCGGCGCCGGTTTGCGTCCGCGTCCCATTCGTCACATCGTAAACGCGAACATCAATTCCACCTAACCCGCCCACTCATCGCGTCGGTCGAGCGGATGATGCAAGAATTGGTTCGCCGCGGCGCGCCGCGCCATCACCCGGATCTTTCCGCGCGTGCCGGGGCGAAAGCTGGTCGGCCGCGGCGGCGGCTTGGTGGGTTCGTGCACCCCGACGTAGCCGAGCATCGACATGTGCCCGCCGGGCCGGCCCGCGGGAAATTTGCGACGAATCGACGTCGAATAATAGCAACGCCGACACAGGCCGCGCCGCCGCAACTTCACGCGGCGGCCGCATCCGGGACAAGTCGTCTTCGGCTCGGCGGCGGACAATCCGTGCCCCTCCCGTTAAGCCGACCGCGGGCCGTTCGACGGCTCGCCCACCGCGGCCGAGGCCTCGGCCTGGACGCGCCGGAGATCCTCGGCCGCGGTTCGCGTTGCGTTGAAATCGCAATTCTTCGTTGCGGCGACGTATCGGTTGTATGCAGTATACACCCGACCTTGCAACTCCTTCGGCACGAGCCGCCAGTGAAATGGGCACATTAACAATTCGACCTTTATGCGGCGAGTGCAGCCGGTCGCGCGGCAATTGTGCGTCGCGTTCATACAGGAATCCCTCGCTAACGTGGATGGAACAAAAGCTTCGCCGCGCCGACCCGCCTCTGGATCAACTCCAGTTCATCGCACGTCACGTGAGCACCCCTTCTTTTTCGGATTGGATTCAACCTTCCCGGCGGCGATCGCGGCGCGGTCGACGCCGAGACACTCAAAAAACGGCACGAAGTCGTCGTCCTCTCGCCCCACGACTTCGAGTTGTGCCACAAGCGACTCGCAAACAAGCGCGATGCAGCCGGCGGACCCGAGCGACTCGATCGCGTCATTGACGTTCGCGACGCCATAGGATTTTGCGACCAATTTCTCCGCCGCATCGTTAAATAGGACGATGTCGTTGATTAAGATCCTTGTCAGTACCCGCATGAAGCGGAGCGGACCGTCCAGATGCGATTGGCGAAGCACAGCTTCGCGAGTCGCCAAGGCGACCACTTTCGCAACCTCGACTCGCTTAGCCTTCTCCGCGTCCCGTTTTTGCTGCTCCTTCTTCCAGGATTCGCTGACACGAGAGGCCGGCGTCGGTTGCCGCGTGACGAGTTTTTTCTGCCGTAGAATCGCTGCCGCTCGCGACTTCGGCACCAACTCGCGCACGCGGCCCTTTGGATCGACGGCCAACACGATGTCCGGCTGGCAGTCCGGCAGCAGGTGGGATCGCCACTTCGCTGGTGCGCCGGTCTCGTAGCAGTCGGCGTCGAGGTCGACGAAGTTGGTGCCGCCATTGAGCTGATGATCGTAAAAGTCGGCGAAAAGCGTTTTCGCGTCTTTTGCCGAGAGAACCTTCCGACCATCCGCCTTGGCTCGTGCGAGGGTAAGCTGACCGTGCGCCCGAACCTTCCCGTCATAGCAGGCGGTGTCGGTGCAAATGTCCGCGCGGCCGTCCGGGTATAGCTCGCGAGCATTCCCCGTCCGCTTCGGGCACGTGTCGCAAACACCCGCGGGCTTGACCAGCGCGGCGTCGGCCTGGTCGAACGGCGAGCCCTTTAGCTCGCGCGTCACATAACTCTCGATCCACTCTTTGGCGGCGCGAAACGACAGAGGCTCGCTCGGACCCCATCGGCCCTGACCGCCGACGATCGCGTCTGAGGCCTCTTTCCGCAGCGACTCGCTCGGCACGCGGCCGATCAGTTGGGCCGTCGAGGCCGAAATCTCGCCGGCGGCGAGGGCTTTGCGTGCCTTCGCCGGCAGCCTCAGGAGTTTCAAGGCGGCATAGATGGTCGTCGGCGAGACGCTGAGTTTCGCGGCGACCTCGTCACCGGCACCGTCGCGCAGCCCGCGATCTGCGCGGCCCGGAAGCGGCGTTCGCCGGCGACCAGCTCGACGACGCCGGTCGTGCCGTAGGGCCGAACGATCAGCGGTTCGAGGACGCCTTTCTCCTTGATGCTGTCGGCGAGGTTCGCGAGCTTCGCGGGATCGATCGTTTTGCGCGGGTTCGTGGCCGACTCGCCGATGCCGCGAATCGGCCACGCGGGCTCGAAACGGCCCGGCGGCGGGTGCGGATGTCCGCACCTCGGCGGGCACGGTCGGCAGAGATTTAGCAGTGTGTTTCATCCGCAGAACGCCGGCGGCGGTACGCCCGCTATGCGTCGTCCCTCCGTCGCCAATTCAGCCCACGATTCGCGAACGTTTGTTTGATCGCTCCCATGAAATACGCGGCCCGCGACACGCGAAGCTTTCCGGCTGCCTGCGTTTGATTCAAATATTTGAAAATCGATTCGAGCGTGGCCATCGGCAGCAAGCCATCGATGATCGCACACGCGATCCGCATGAGCATCACGTCGCCGCGGAGCCCCGTGTGGCGGTCGGTCGGCATTTGACCCCAGGTCGGATCGGCGATCCGTTCCCGCATCCATTCGACCCACTGCTGAGCCTGGGCGATCTTCTCGCCCGGCGTCGGCAAGCTGCGCAACTTCGCGTCCACGGCTGGCCCGATCGTCGGCAACTCGGCCGGCTCCTTGGCGGTTCGCCGTTGCCGCTCGATCTGCTCGAACGCTCGCCGTTCGATCGGATCGAGCTGAATCCGCCAATCGACGGGGCTCGCGGCGGTTCTTGCGGGCGGCGGATCTTGTGCAAGAACCGCCGGCGGAACATAAACATCAACATCTTTGCGCGCGCTTTGGATGTTGGATGTTAGTATTGATGTTTCAATTGCGCGCGCTGGCGCGGTTCTATGTTGACGCGGCGGATCTTGTGCAAGAACCGCCGGCGGTTCTTGCACAAGATCCGCCGGCGAGGCCCTCGGGGGGAGTTGGATCACCCCCTCCGAGGGGTCCGGCTCCTGCGGCAACGATTCGTGGTCCGAGGGGAACTCCAATTCGCCCTGGTCGCTGAGGTTCGTTGCTGACGCAAGCCGCGCTCGCGCGGCTATCGCAGGATCGTTGAGATAGACCGTGATCTGCCCCTTGAATCGGTCCGCAATCTGGATCAGGCCCACTTCGGCCAGGCTCTCCAGCGCTCGCCGGCCCGAGCGGTCCGAGGTTCCCTGCTCCGCGCCCACGTTGGCCGCGAGCACCGACACCGACCGGTCAATCCCGCCGGCCAGTTGGTAGAGGTATTGCCACGCCAGTTTCGCCTGAGCTGGCAGGCCGCTGCGCCCCGGTTCCGGCGCCGGCCAGCGGGCGACGATCCGCCACGGATCGTTTCGCCTCGCCCCGCCGGCGGTTTCGCGTGAGTGCATCGTGCAGATTCTCCGAGACGGACCTATGCGCGTCACCGTCCGCGCCGTCATTGTTCCTTGAGTCGCGCGAAACGATTTAAGAACGCCATTTCGGCTTCGGCCGGCGGCATCGGGATGATCCTATCGGCGAAGACCAGATAACCGTTTGCCTCTTGATGCGACCAGCCGTCGACCAGCGGCCCGAGCAGATCGCGGGCCTCGGTCGCGAGCAGCGTCTCATCGGCCAGTTTGACCGATCGCGGCACCCCTAGAGGCAGGTCGAAGTGCGTCGCGATCGCGTCCATGACAGCGCTCTCGGCGTAATCGTAATAACTCGCCGAGTGCCCCTGGCGGAGCAGCTTCTTGAGCGGCCGCGGGACGTCGACGACGTAAGCCTCGGCCGCGTCGTGCAGCAAGCCCCAGAGCGCATCGGCCTCGTCGCAGTGAAGGCTGACCAACACGCTGTGTTGAGCGACCGAGTAAAACTGCCGAGTGTGACCGCCAAATCGACACAAGTGCGACAGCGCGTGCGCGATATCTTCGACGCGAACGTCGAATGCGCTCGGTGCCGAGAGTGAGAATCGCCGGCCCGTGTAGGTCTGAATCCAGCAATCAATGCCCGCGTCACGCATCGCTCACTCCGTTTGCAACCGTCTGGCCAGTTCCTCCGCGACCTGCTCGTCGGCGAACGCCGCGACGAATTGCTCGTCCCAGCCGTCGTCGAAAAACCGCACTGTGAACACGGCCCACAATCCCACGCGGCGCACCGAGTGGATCGTCGAAAGCGGCCGGCGGCGCTTCCTGGTCCCCATCATCGACGTCCTCGTTAAAACTTGGCTGCGGCGAGCTTGCCCTCGTCCGTCAGCTCGACTAACTCGCCTTTCGTGCGAAACCAAGGGGACCTGAGAACAAAATGGAAGCCCGTCAGATTCTCCAGTCCACAGTGTTTGGCGAGCGTGATGGCTTTCGCCGTTCCCGCGGCGAGCAAATACTTGGCGACGATCTGCCGGCGTTTCTCGGAAATGTTCTCCGCATCGCCCAAGTCTTCGGCCGAGCAACTTGGCGGTCGATTACCCCCCCCCGTTTTGAGGTGGGTCGACATGATTTGCCGCAGTGACCGCATCGCGTTGAGACTCGCCTCGGCGGCGGCGATCTCGGCGTCGAGCGCGGCAATGTCGGCCGCGCTCGACGCTTTGAGCAATTTCAACAATCGGTTAGCCTTCATCGCAATCCTCCCGGTGTGCCGGCACCTCTGGCGTCCGATGCCGTGAGGCGATGGCGAACGAATTTCTCAGCCTCGGACTCCGTGCCGAAGGTCGCTTCCCACACGTCCCAAATAAAGCATGAGTCGGTGTCCATTTGGACGCGGTAAACGCTCCACGCTCCATCGGCATCGACGGCGACGCGGAACGCGGTCCCCGTCGTCGAACCTCTCACTGCCACGGCGATCTCCTCGGGGCACGCGTTTCAATCACAAGGCTCGTAGGCGGCGGCTTGGGCGTCGGCGGCGGATTGAGTAGGTCCGTTTCAGATTCGTCGCCATGCGCGCCTCCTCAGAACTCGTACGCGATTGTTTCGAAAAACGCCCTGGTCGGCGTAATGGGCCGCAGCGCCGCCTCGCGGAGGGCGTGAGCGACCAGGGCCCCGTCGCCGCCCGACGCCCGCAGGCGATCCGCCAGCCAGGCCGGGTCCGGCGTCCACGCGATCAGGATCTTCCGGTCCGGCGTGATCGCGGGCCGGCCGGTTCGCATCGCGTCGATGTTCCCAGGCTCGAGCACGACGAGTGTTTTGTCTCCGGGCATGTACAGCATCGTTCCATCCTCAATTGAGCGGCCGCGGACGACGCCGCGTCTCGATCCGGTCGACTTCGCAGTTGAAGTACGACTGCACGGCGCGGACGGTGAAGTCCGTCATCAGTTTGATCCACCCTTCGAACAGCAGCGCGTCCGACCGCGCCGCCTGTGTCAGCAGCTTGCCGACGATGATCGCGTCGGCCGCGTCCTCGCCCCCGGGGACGTTGCGGCAAAGGACTGCATGGATCCATTCGCCGCGGTCGCGGACCGCCAGGAGCATCGGCGAGGAGCCGTCACTGTCTCGCCGCGGCGTCATCGCTGCCCTCCTCGGCGGCGCTGGGCATCAACTCGCCCCGCGAGATCGTGATCGTCTCGGGTGCCTCGATGCCGATCGTCGCGGCGCCGGTCCAGGCATCGAGCAGCGTGATCGTGACGCCGATCTCGACCAGGTGGATCGTCTGTCGCGGTTTTCGTCTCAAAACCAGCATGGCGAACATCCCCCGTGATTACGTGTGGTAACCTAAAGCAAAATACCCAGGCGATTTCACTCTTACCAACCGACTTTGACGTGCTAAGGTGTAAGGAGGTCCCGTGCCGCGCTGGTGCGGCCGGGACCCGGGCTTCCTTTCCCTTGGCAGGTCAATGGGAGCTCGACAATGACCGCATCAGCACTCCGCGTCTTCCAACCGCATGCGTCCGCGTTGATACCGGCGACTCCGCCGCCGGAGTCCGAGCCGGGCAAGACCGTGAAACAAGTCCTGGCCTGGTACGCCCAGAGCAGCTCCGCGCAGCGCCTGAAACTTGCAGGCGAGGCCCGTCGGCTGTGGGCAAAGTTCGCCGCCGAGGAACTCGACGGCGGCGGGACCATCGGCGACCAGCTCGTCGGTCGCTGCAAGCGCTGGCAACTCATGGCGTTTCTCGACAAACACGCCGGCCATCTCGCGAACCACACTCGCCGCAGGTGGAACGCCACGATCCAAGTGCCTTTCAATAAGGCCAAAGAGCTCGACTTCATCGATTCGAACCCATTCCACGGACTCAAGATGCCGCGCGGCAAGAAGGGCCGAGACTGGTCCGAGGCGGAGTTGCGGGCGGTGCTCCGACACACCCGAAATGCGGCGTTTAGGCGATACCTCGTCGCCATCCGTATCTCGGGCATGCGGCCCGGCGAAGTCGCGACGCTGGAGTGGCGACACCTCAAGGACGATGGCGGCGCGTGGAAAATCGTGTTCGCCGCGGAGGAACACAAGAGCGGCGGCGTGACGGGCGAGGCGCGGGCACTGCCCGTGAATCGGCAGATGCTCAAGCTGTTCGAGTGGGCACGACGAAACAATCCGGCAGGGAGCAAGCGAGTTTTTTTAAACTCACACGGCACGCCCTGGCTCACTCGCGCGTGGACGAAGGCGATGAGCGCCAGTCGCGATCGCGCCGGACTATCCAAAGCGGTAAAGTGCCACGGCGGCCGTCACACCTTCATCACGCAATCGCAGCTCGCGGGCGTCGGCCTGGCGACGGTCTCTCAACTCGTCGGCCACCGATCGATCACCACCACGGCGGAAGGTTACACCCACCTTGACGACAAGGTCGCCCACCTCATCGATGCCATGGAGCAAGCGGTCACGCGGAAGCCGGCCCGAAAAAAGGCGCCGCCGATCGCGAAACCGGCCGAACCCGCCTGTCCGTTGTTCGAGGCACTCGATTGATGCGGGCGGTACCGTAGCCTATGAAGCTAGGGAACTCGTTACCCATTTTAACAGAACAGTTCCCTAGCTCAGTTGGCTAGAGCACCAGCTCGACACGCTGGGGGTCAAAGGTTCAAATCCTTTAACGCCCATTTCTTTTTGGAGCGCATGGGGCTGACGCCGAGGGCGATCCGCGATGGTCGCGGCGCCGCGGCCTGTCGTCAGCAACGAACTTCAGCGACCAGGGCGAATTGGATTTCCCCTCGGACCACGAATCGTTGCCGCAGACGCCCTCGGCGTCAGCCCCATGCGTTCGAACGGTCGAGTTGTCAAAGAGCGACTGTCGAAGAGATTACTTAAGAGCCTTGAAAAGTTCAAGATAAATCTTGCACTTTTTCGGAGTGTGGTTATGATGGACCGCATGACGATCGAGGAACTCCAAGAGCTGCTGGACCTTACGGGATGGTCCAAGCGCCGACTGGCGGAGCAGCTCGCCTTGTCCGAAGACGCGGTCTACCGGTGGTTTGTGACCGGTAACGTGCCGGGCGGCCCTGCGACCATCCTAATGCGCCACTGGCTTGCGGAAGCGGCTAAAATGAGACCGTTTCAAATGCTGCCGCCGTGCCCTACCGAACAAAAAAGGGCAACGACAAAGGTGACGTAGCCGCAAGGGCATGCCGGGCATGAACACGATCCAATGCTGCCGCTGTTCAACTCAATTCGTTCCGGCAGCCGGTTACGATTCTTCGACCTGTCCCCGATGCGGCACGGTCAACCGCGTTCGTGAGCGGGGTGATTTTGAAGGCCTCACTCGTCCATTGCGGGTTGAAACCCAGCAGGCGGACAACGAGAAGCCGCGGCGACTGGCGAGGCTCGCGATCTGGGTGACGTATTTGTGCGGAGCGTTTGTGTTTTACTTGATTCGAGTCGCGACGACGTACGCTGATGGCGAACGAAGGCTCACGTCGCTCACCGACCTTTACAACCTTGTCGCCTGCTTTTTTGTTTTCTTCGCGATGGACCGAATGATTCGCTAGGACTGCCGCTCGCGACGGGCGATCGCGCGTGCGACCGCGGCGAACACGTCGTTCGGTTTGTACCCGGCCCGCCAGACCAGTTCGAATACGTCGGCCAAGGCCTCCGCGGCACTGGCCAGATCGTCAGGGCGTTGCCCGGGCTGCCGCGGACCTTTGGTTTTGGCCGACCAATACTTGACGCGCGAAAACACCATGAGCGCCGAGGTCGCCGCGGCGTGCTCGTCCTGATGGCCGACTTCGCCGAACGGGGCGATGTACCCCATCTCGTCGTGAATACGATCGCGTTGCGGCTCTTGGCGTTCCATTGGGCACTTCCAACAGAACAAGGTCCCGGTGCAGACGTCTGCACCGGGACCTTCGTGTCAGCGGCAGATTCGGCGGCCGAGGCGGGCCCGACCGAGAAGTCGCGGCACGCCCGACCTGGGCGCGTGGTGGACGGCCGGAGGCTCGATCGTTTGGAAGAACGATGCGTGCGGCGGCGGCGGGGCCGCCGCGCACGCATCGTTC